TCCGGTTCAGGCTCAGGTTCCGGCTCAGGCTCAGGTTCCGGTTCAGGCTCAGGCTCAGGTTCCGGCTCAGGCTCAGGCTCAGGTTCCGGCTCAGGCTCAGGCTCAGGTTCCGGCTCAGGCTCAGGTTCCGGCTCAGACTCAGGCTCAGGCTCTGGGTCACTATTCACAACTAGTTCTTCTGTATCTGACATATTTAATATTACATTAGATTTTTTGTTCTCTAAGATTCGGTAATATAAGATAAGATCACGAGGCCTGGGTGGTTCACTATAATCTACTTCATACATAAATTTATTATTTAATATACTAACTGAAGTCTTACTTTTTGTTTTAACGTATATTCGTCATCAAATAAATGTAAAGAAAAAATATATTTCTTATATTTTTCTAATTCCTGTGTGCTTTTTATATATGCCAATAACTTCATATTTGGTATATAAACTGAATAATTATCGTATTTTGGGTCAAATTTAATAATATACCCTTCATAAGTTTTCTCCTTATTTTTTAACAAACATTCATTCAGTAAATTACAATCATTTTGTATTTTTCTAATAGATTTCATATCTGTGTTTATAGTTTCAATGGTATTAATCCATTTATCTATGAATTTATGTATATGTTCTGATATTTCGTATAATCCATTTATTTTTTGTAGCAATACAATATTTACTAAATCAACTAATCGTCGTATAGGTGATGTTACCTGTGTATAGTAATCAATACCTTCACCTATTAACTGATGTTCTATATTTGCTTCATACAATCTATAGGTAGCTTCGACATTATTATACATATTTAAAAACTTCCTTAATGTGCTAGATATACCTGGTTGTTGTGTATTTTCACTCAGATATTTAACATCTCTGAAAATCCCACACTGTTGTGACGATAAAGTCTTACCAACTTCGTGGTTCATCAATATCATATAAAAAGCTACAACATCGTGTGAATTGTCTATATTATCTAAATACTTTTTATTTCTGTTTATTTTGACAGCAAAATCAAGCAAACTATTATAAGCATAGTTAATCAAAATATTGTTTTCTTCATAAATATAATTTTTGTTAACTTTTATAAAACAATTGCAGTAGTTTATTTCATTTATCTCTCCATTATCAGAAACATGTATATCCATAGCAACAACCGGTCTAAGTTGATTTTCTAATAAACTGCATATGTTATCGCTAAGTAAAGGTGGAAGCATTGATTTCTTCTCATGTGGTAAATATATAGTCGATACTCTATCTGTTAATTCATTCCATAAATTTAATTTATCTAATACAACAACAACGTTTGATATATAAATACTTATTATCTTACCGTTTGTAAAGTGTTGTATACTAAGTGCATCGTCAAAATCAATAGAACCTTCTGGATCTATGGTGATTATTTCGACATTATCACGACATTCTATCTCGCCATCAAAAATCCATTTCTTTTTATATTTTATCATTTCCTTATTTGCAAATTTCGTTAATTTTTGTATCGAATAATGCACATTTTTACAATAAAGTTGATAATCGTAGTATACATATGTATTATTAACATCCCCTAATGTATTTGTAATCATAGCTAACGGATGCTTATCTTTCCATTCTACAAACTTAAATAAAATATACTTATTTAATTTTACTTTATTAAAATTACTTTTCTTATCAGAATAAGGGATTAAAAATATAGGGAGTTTTTTGTCATTAGGAATACATTTATATAACATTTTGTCTTTGTGACGTCCAAACGATTGGCCATTATATACTAGAATACCGGGTATATATGATAATGTTCTGTATTTTGAAGTATATAAAATGCTTGTATCATTTATTTTATCACCTATTAACAACCTTTCATTTAATGGATTAATAACCCTAGAACTTATAGTAATATTTTCACTATAATTTCTGTCGGACGGTTCATATAACATTATATATTTAATTTTTTAATATTTAAACCTTTAAATATTATACATTTATTATGAATACAAAAGAAGGTATCATAATAAATTTATACAATGACAGTATGTTAGAGCTAGCAGAAAACCAACTACTATCTTTCGAAAAAGTTGGTATTACAAAATACTTATCATTCACAACGGGTGAATATAGTTATCATTATCTAAAACAAAAAGGATATAATGTAGTTTTATATAACACAGACGATTTACAATTAGAATTAGATTGGGGTTCAGGCAAATTCATAGATATGGTCAGATTGAGATTTAAATTAATTAGTGAATTATTAAAGGAGTACAAATCCGTCTTTTATTTAGATGTCGATATAGTATTATTGAAAAATATAGAGCCATTCTTTGAAACAAACATTGAAAAGTGTTTATATATACAACACGATTTAAATATGCCATGTATAGGTTGTATGTTATTGCACAGAAACGATACATTATGTAATATGTTAAATGAAATTATTGGTTTCGCAAATGGTAATACATCATTACAAATTATATTTTCACATTTCGTAAAAACATATAATCTTATTTTTGATTTTTTTCCAATTGAAACATTTCCAAATGGGCTTATTTTCTTTGGAGAAAATAATATAATTATGAATGAAGGTAACAAACAATTGCTTAAACTAACAACTGATATTAGAAATACTACAAAAAATAATTTTAAAAATAAAAATATTTTTCTAATTCACGCTAATTATATGACTGGTACAAAATCAAAAAAAAAAGCGTTTAACGATTTTAATTTATGGTATTTATAGTTTTACACCATTGTAAGTTTAAAATAAGACAAAAAATCCATATATATATATATATATGGATTTTTATAACAAAAACATACAAATTTCAAAAAAAGTAATAGAAGATGTATTTAGTAATTTTACACCAAATACTAAAATGTTAGTATTTGGATTGGGATATGACTCTAAAATGTGGTATAATGGAAATAAAAATACTTATTTTATAGAAAGTAATGATGAATTTATAAATTTAAATATAAATGATATACCAATATCTAATATTATTAAATATGAATATAAAAATATAAATGTTAGAGATAGTTTTAAAATGAGCGTTGATGATATAAATAAATATATAATTCCTGAAAAAATAAAAAATTTAGGACCATTTGATATTATTATTATTGATGGACCAGAAGGTTGGACATTTAATAAACCCGGACGATTAATTCCTTATTATTGGGCAACTCTATTATCTAATAAAGGGACTATAATTTATGGAGATGATTCCTCGAGAGAATTAGAAAATTATTGTATTGATAAATTTTTTAAAAATAAAGAAAAAATATTATTTACCGAGCGACATGGGTGTATGAAAATCATTTATTAATAAATGTATTCATTCTTAAATTTATATTTTTGTAACATTTTAAAGCTTCTATGGTATAATTAATCAATTTCTTCAATCTTAGGTTCGTTTTCTGGTTCTTCGGGTGTAGGAGGCATACCTTCAGGCATACTAGCCATACCTTCAGGCATATTTGGCATACCTTCGGGCATATTTTGTGACATCATCTTTTCATAAATCGGTTTTACTAACTCTTCTAATTCCTTGTTTTTCTCTTCATATTCACCTTCCTCACTATGTTCTTCATACATCCACGTCTTTAATTCTTCTAATTTCTTATTAATTACTTCTTTATCATCATCAGGTACCTTGATTTTTTCATCGTTAATCATACCTTCGACTGAAAATAACTGGTTTTCCAACTTATTTTTAGCCTCCAATACTTTCAATACCTTCGCGTCTTCATCCTTAAATTTATCAGCATCTGCAACCATCTTCTCAATATCTTCCTGACTCAATCGTCCTTTATCATTGGTAATTGTAATCTTCTCCTCCTTACCAGTAGATTTCTCAACAGCACCTACATTGAGAATACCATCTGCATCAACATCAAATGTAACATCAATCTGTGGTTGTCCACGAGGCATTGGCGGAATACCCTCCAAAGTAAATGTTCCTAACGAATTACAATCTTTTGTCTTCGCGCGCTCACCTTCATATACTTGAATCAAGACACCAGGCTGATTATCTGCATAAGTGGAAAATGTTTGGCTTTTCTTTATTGGAATAGAAGCATTACGTTTAATAAGCGGGGTCATGATTCCACCCGCTGTTTCAAGACCAAGAGAAAGTGGAGCTACATCCAATAACAATACATCTTGTAGTGCCTCTGATTTATTATTTCCACTAAGAATAGCAGCCTGGACTGTTGCACCATATGCAACGGCTTCATCAGGATTAATAGACTTACATAATTCCTTACCACCAAAGAAATCACTAATCATCGTCTGAATTTTAGGAATACGTGTCGAACCACCCACAAGGACAATCTCATCAACTTGTCCCTTTGATATTTTAGAATCTTGTAATACCTTTTCAACCGGCTGCATACATTTCTTAAAATAGTCCATGTTCATATCTTCAAAACGTGCACGGGTAATCGTAGTATTAAAATCAACACCGTCAAACAATGAATCAATTTCGATATGTGCTTGTGTAGAAGAAGAAAGAGTTCGCTTCGCACGCTCGCAAGCAGTTCGCAGCCTTCTCATTGAACGCTCATTAGTAGTAATATCTTTCTTTGATTTACGCTTAAATTCGGTAGCCAAATACGTAACCATTCGATTGTCGAAATCTTCACCGCCTAAATGAGTATCTCCCGCTGTTGCCTTGACCTCAAATATTCCTTCCTCAATAGTTAAAAGAGATACGTCAAAAGTTCCTCCGCCTAAATCAAAAATCAATACATTTTTCTCGTCTTCATCTTTCTTATCTAAACCATACGCAATAGCTGCTGCTGTAGGCTCATTAATAATACGCAATACATTTATTCCAGCAATTGCACCTGCATCCTTAGTAGCCTGACGCTGTGAATCATTAAAATAAGCAGGAACAGTAATAACTGCGTTCTTAACACCCTTACCCAGATAAGCCTCTGCAATTTCTTTCATTTTAATTAACACCATTGAAGAAATCTCTTCTGGTGTAAACTCTTTCAACTCCTTTTTATATTCAACTTTAATAAGCGGCTTATCATTAGAATCCGGTTCTACTTTAAAGGGCCAATGCTTCATATCAGATTTAACTGTTTCATCCGAAACCTTGCGGCCAATTAAACGTTTTGCATCGAAAACTGTATTATACGGATTAGTAGATACCTGGTTCTTTGCCGAATCACCAATTAAACGTTCTGTATCATTAAAAGCAACATATGATGGTGTTGTCCTATTTCCTTGATCATTCGCAATAATCTCCACTCTGTCATTTTGCCATATTCCCACACAAGAATATGTAGTTCCTAAGTCAATTCCAACCGATTCTCCTTCTACGCTCATAATACAATATAACTGGGTTATTCTTTTATATTATTTATGTAATATATGTTTGCCGAGTACGATTATTCTTTGTATGAAACAAAATCAATTGTTAATATTAAAATAAATAAAAAAATAGAAAACAACAAAGATTTTGATGCTTTCTTAAATAAATGGCTGGAATTATATGAACGAAAAAAAGATTTCATTTTTATATTTGATACAAGTGATGTCGGATATATGCCTATTAAATATAGTATTCATATGTCACTATTTATTAAAAAATTAAAAAGGAGAGAGTATCACTATCTTCAAAAAAGTATTATTTTTGTAAAAAGTAACATAGTGAAACGAATGTTGGATTTTATTTTCATGTTACAACCCCCTGTTGCACCAGTGTACATAATTAATAATCTAGACCACATTCCATACATACTAGAAAATAATATTGACAATATTAAAAAAGAAATAATTACTATTATGCCAAGTAAGAGTTTATTCAAATTTATATAATCTAATAATATTTTATAATGTATTATCCATTAAAATTACGAAAATTTACAAATAAAAATATTAATAAAATAGACATTGATGAAGTTTTAATTGAAAATTTAATGAAAAAAAATATACTCGAATGTCCATATAACACTTTCCCTTATATATTTGATAATAATTCAAAACAGAGTCAAAAAAAATATAAATCTGGAAACTGTGTTGCTATGTCTATAAATTTACAAAATATGCTCAAAGATAACGGTATTAAATCATATTTAATACCGGCAACCATCCCAAAAATGTATTATTCACACGATTTTTTAGATATAAGTCATGTAGCAGTAATTATATTTAAAAATCAAAATGAAGCATATGTCATTGATCCTGCTTTTTATTTTTTAAATCCTATGAAAATTAATGTAAACAATGATAATGTAAATATTATTAAGTGGAAAAATATATATCAGGGTATAGAAGAAGATTTAAAATATAAACTAAATTATTCCGATAAAAAAAACATATACAATGAATATCAAGATATTCCAGAAGACACATATTCTGTAGAAACTTACGAAAATGACGACGATAAATGGATGTATTTTTTAATCGAAGTTCAAAATCCAGACAAAGCTATTAGCTCTTTTAATTTAACTAGTAAAAAATACCCCTTTTTAGCGGAATTGGATACAAATTTCAATCTAAAATTATATATTAAATTTATTGATAAAGACAATCTTTTTATTAAATACAATGGTGATAAAATATATACAGGACACGTTGATAATATCCCGCATGAAATAATACAATTAATTCATGGCGACATGATTAATATGTTAGGCAGTAATTATAATACTTTTTTAAGACTACCCGACAACGTTGATGACAAAATATATAACTTAGATGACAGACTTATTAAAAAAACTATTAAAAAAAAGAAAAAGGTTAACTTTAATAAAACTGTTAAACGTATATAAATATTAATATTACTATAATTACATCATATGATTGATCTAATTATACATTTCACCTTCATAGCAATTACAATATTATTTTGCATAAAAATATTATCTCCGTCACATATTATAACTAACTTATTTAATTAAACTATGGTAATAGTAACAGTTTGTTTATCTCTATTTTTTTTAAATTTTGATTATCTTTTTTTTCGAATACTTGTTTTTTTAGGTTTATAACGGGTAGTATTTGTTTATTTATACTATTATTACCTTTTACATGTGGTAGTATTTGTATTATTTGTTTATAAATAGTTATAAAGTGTCGCATATATATATCTACTAATTATATTTTTTATATTTTTTTATTTTAATATTTTGTGCTTGTAAATAATATAATAGTATTTTTGGTGTTATAGAAAGCATACTCATATACGTATGATAACTATAATTAATTAATAGAGATTTTGTGTCATATTCTATACTATACCACCAATAACTTGGAATATAGATTATTTGGTTCTTTTTTAAATTTACCTCTAAAAACTTTATTTTATCTATTTTTTCATTAACATCCCATACATCTATATCTGTCCTAAACTCATAATTATCATAATCGTTAATTTGGTTTAGATATTTACTACTATTAGGTGGGCTTAATTTAATTTTCACATTTCCATCTAATACATAAATAAAATTTCTATAATATAAGTTATAGCGAAACGGGGTTCTTGTATTCTTAGAACCACTTAATAAATCATAACTATTATTTAACATAAAATACGGTCTCAGTAACAAATCATTATATTTTAAATATTTAATTATTCCCGTTTCAGATATAAAATCTTCATTATTTTCCGTAATATATTTACCTTCTGTATCATTCTCAAATACAGTAAATAAGTCTTTCACTTTATATGGAATATACATCTCTTGTTCTGTATTGTTATTCTTAACATTTCTAACATTCAGGTCAAATGATGAATATTTCGTCATAATTTGCTCGTTATTTATATCTTCACTAAGATTACTATTATAATAAAAAATTACTGGTTGTCTATAATTACATATTTCTTCCAATTCATTCTTCGTTGGTTCATTAATTTCATACACTTCTAAATCATTGCTTTTTTTAAGATGATAAATAATATGCAAATAAAAAAATAAAACTACAATAAATATTAATATTATTAATAGGTTTTTCATTAATATCTTATTTAAATACTATTATTTGATTGATTATACTTATTCGTCAAATTTTGGAGCTAAATAGAATGCCACATAACTATCCTCGTCCAACGAATATCTCGCCTCCATTGGTCTATTTTCGCCATATTTCATAATACACGTTTCATTAAGTTTTCCAAATAAACACATCATGCTAATATGTTTCATATTATATGACTGTTTAAGTTGAAAATCTTCATCGATTGCATATTCTATAAAATCATCCAGGTTAATATTAACTTTCATTGTGCCATCACTCCCATTAGATAAGAACAACACTTGTGTTTCTGTGAATTCCAATTGAAGTGTATCGTTAAATATATTTAATTGATTGATCAAATTACAATAATCTTTGCTAGACATAGTAACATCTACATTTGATTCTTCGCTATCAATATCCAATAATTGACTTTCAATATCCATCAAAGGTATTTCAAAATATTTATCCAATACATTTTTCCCATCTTTAAAAGCCACATTTAAATAGTCCTGGTTATCGTCTACATGAATTTCCATTTCTTGCGAATCAACATAAATACTTAATATCTTTTGAATAATCATTGTATTTATGCCTATGAGTATATTGTCAGATTCTAAATCATATTCGTAATTATCAAACCACTTACTATTTAGTTTTGATTCAAAGCAACCACACTGACTTTCATCCATACCCTGCATATAAATCCCTTCTTTGTTAATGTGTAAATTTACATGGTCTGAAAATGCTTTCAGGTTTTGAAACAATACATTAAATTTAGTAATCTTGTCTTTTGATGTCAATACGAACTTCATTGCTATTAATTATAATATTAATTATAATATTACTTTTAATATTATAATCAATTTTATTTATTATATATTCATTAATTATATATTCATTAATTATATATTCATTAATTATATATTCATTAATTATGATTTTGCGTTTCCGCCTTGTCTGTAATATCGGTTTCTAGCTCTTCATCTGGTTCATTCACATTGTCAAATTTTTTCTTCATTTCTAACATTTCTAAACTTACATTTACAGAATGTGATTGAACGTTCAATATTATTTTTCTTAATTCATCCACCTCATTTTTATAATCGTCTATTTGTTGAAGTAATTTATTTTCATTACCAACAGATGTTTTGTTTGTAAATTGTTTTTCTATATTTTCCAACCTATCAATTAGATTTTCTTCGGATTCTTCACCCTCGACCGATTCTTCAATATTCAACATTTTATTTATTTTATCCTGTCGTTCATACAATACGTCTAATTTCATATGGTGTTGGTTTAATACTTGTAATGGATTAATTTGTTGTCCTCTTTGTCTGGTTGTTGTCGTTGTATTAGTCTTACTAGTTGGTGGTGGTTTTTCATCGGTTGAAACTGCTCGTCGTCTTTTAGCTGCCGATAATGCCGCGCTTCCACTCATTATAATTTACTATTATAATCTCTTTATTAGTTATTTTCGCATATCCATTAATAATGATTCATGATGCTTATAGTCGATAAGTTCTATATCTTCAATACTGTAATCATTAATATTATCGTGTTTATTCAATATTTTTATTTTGGGAAACACATGTGGTTGTCGCCTTATTTGTAATTTCAATGTTTCAATATGATCGTCGTAAATATGTGCATTTCCTAAATGATAATTAAATTCACAAGGATTTAAATCACAATGTTTAGCCAGTATATGCGTCAACATACTGTAAGATGCAATATTAAATGGAACTCCTAGTCCTACATCACCACTACGTTGATACAAGCTACAAGATAACTTATCTCCAGGTAATACATTAAATTGTACTAATACATGACACGGTGGAAGTGCCATTTCATCTAATTGACAAGGGTTCCATGCACTCATAATTAGACGTCTTGAATATTTTTTTTTATTATCTTTCAAATCCTTAATTATATTTGTTAATTGATCTATACCCTCCCCAGTATAATCTTGTTTACAATCACTATATTTAGCATTAAAAAACCTCCACTGATGTCCATATACTGGACCTAAATCATTTTCACCACGTTCGGTCATTCCAACACTATCTAAATATTCTCTACTAGCATTACCGTTCCAAATTTTAACATTTTGTTTCTGAAGAATTTCATTATCGGTAGAACCATTTATAAACCATACTAACTCCTTTAAACAGGTTTTCCATGCAACCTTTTTTGTTGTTAGTAATGGTATATTGTTGTTTTCTAAACTAAAATTCATTGAACTACCAAATACTGCGAGTGTTTTTCCATTTCTTCCTTCAACAATTTCCCCCTCATTTAATATATCATCAATTAAATTCAAATATTGGTTCTCTTCGTGATGCATTATATCATTTTCGAATTTACGTTTTTTTAATGTATTTAATGCATTTTTTAACATATAATATAACGATTAACATTTTTTTAATTTCTTTTTATAAAACATAATGGATAAACTTTCTGAATCAGTTAAAGATACTCCGAGAGAAACAATGAGTTTTATTAACTACGTATTTAATTTCGAAGATGATAACAAAAACGAAATGTTAAATATGTTTCAATATGCTATATTATCGCTCATTCCTGTGTTATTAATATTAAAGGCAGTTAAACATTTTATACCAGAGGAAGATGAAAGCAAGGGTAATTTAGAAATACTATTAGAAACAACCGGACAGTTAATTCTAATTTTAGGATTAATATGGTTTTCTGATAAAGCAATAAGATTTATTCCTACTTACAGTGGCAATGATTACCATAAATTCTATCCTACTAATTATCTACTCCCATTCATATTAATTTTAGCTACAATGCAAACTAAATTTGGTAGCAAACTAAACATTTTGTTAGATAGATCATTGGAATTATGGAATGGCAAACCGGCTGAACCACCCTCTCAAAACGTAAAGGTTTCTCAACCTATTGTAAATCAACACCAAGTTAGTCAATCTGATTATTTAGATAATTCCAATATACTTCCATCGAATCGCAACTTAACCGCTATGCCTCAACAACCAACACAAGAAGTAAATTTCAATAATATGTATGCTGACACTCAAAATCCTCTAGAAAATGCTAATATACCAACTGAACCAATGGCAGCTAATATGACAGGTGGTGCATTTTCAAATTGGTAAACTATTTTAATGTTAAATAATTTAAATATTTATTATTAAAGAGTAAATAATGATAAAATCTTTTTTTATACCAATTATGTCAATATTAACATTAGTATATAGTGAACATTTTGTTTATAAAAAACAAGTTGATACCATACAAGAAATTACATACACATATATTCCAGCCAAATCCTATATTTGTATCTGTACTCCATCTTATTTAGTTACAGAAATTAAAAATATAACGGATTGGGATGGAGAATGTAGTAATAATCAAATATGCTATTGGAATAATAATGAAGTAATAGTTAAGTCGTGGTATCACCCATATTTATTTTAAATGTATAATAATATGAATAAATTATTATTTTTATTTATATTAATTAATATCCATATAGCAATTTCTATTAAACCTACGTTTTCAACAATAGAACAGTTTAACCATAGATACCACAATCACAAAATAATTTCTATATCTCCTGGCGGAGTGGGTGGTTATTATCTATTGGGAATAATAACATATATAAAGGAAAATTATTATACGGAGAACTTTTGCTTATTAGGTGCATCGGCTGGTGCTTGGAATTGTTTACCCATGTCATACAATAAAAATATTAATACAATAACAAACGATTTATTGTTACCGTATGACTTACCCAATGAATGTAGTATAGACGATTACTTATGTAATTATGATATACCAGATGATAATGTTAATTCTATATACAACCTACAATGTAATATTAAATCTATGTTAATAAATAACTATAAAAATGAAGATTTTAACTTAAACCAAATAAATATTGCAACTACAATATTTACAAAAAAAGGTTTCGAACAAATAATTATTAGTGATTTAAAAAGCTTAAATCGAACAATAGATTGCTGTTTTGCTAGTTCACATATTCCGTTTGTAACTGGAAAATGTTTATTAAAATTAGACGATGTTTATTTTTTCGACGGAGGTTTTAAGGAATTTCCACATAATTCAATTGATACACATTTTGATATTTGTCTTGAAATGTGGGGTTTTAAATTTAACGATTGTTTAAACATTGAAAAATATAAAAAAAATGGTAAGCTACTATTATATAAAAAGGGATACCGTGATAGTATGGAAAATAAAGACACGCTAAATAAATATTTTAAACCAATTTAATCAAGTAAGTTACGATCATTTTCTATTTTTTCAATATAATTGTAACTATATTTAAAAGTCAGAATTACACACAATATAAGAGACATTATAATAGAGATAATAATATTAAAGTCGTTCATTTTACTATTATTTACAACAACATTTTTATTTCAATTTTTTATATAATATACACTACTTATCAATAACTGTTTCTTTTGCTATGCATTTAATTATTTTATTTTCATTTGTTTCCAACGAAACATCCGACATAACAGATTTAACTATTTTCAAATATTCGTCTTTGCCTCGTTCACTCTTTGACCAATGAGGATTCTTAGTTTCCCAATTAATAATTGCTTGACGTTGTTTAATTGCGACCTCACTAATAGCTTCTTTTAATTTACTTTTGTTAATATCCCTCTCCCACTCGTTGTTATCTTTAATATACAATGTCTCTCTTTTTATGTCTGTACAATGAATGGGTCTTTTATATGTGTCTAACTGTTTTAATCCATTTACAAATACGGAACTAACACCTTCTATTAATCCATTACTTGAAGTATATTGTAAATCGTCTAGTTGTATTTGTAATGACTTTATAAAATCTGTCATATTAATAGCATCTCTACAATTTTCATGTAAAAAAACATTAATATTAAATTTGTTGTTATTATTGTTACCCAATCTAGGTATCATATCTTGAATTATTTTATTTTGTTGTTGTAGTTGTTCAAATAATTCATCCTTCATTTTTTCATTCTTGTTAAAATCTAATAACATTTTATGCATCAAATTATTAACATCATCGTTTTCAGTTTTAACATATACTATTTCATTACTATTATCGTCCGCATATTTTTCAACACAATTTTTATTATGTCGCCACAACCCAGACCTTTGCTTATATGCTTTGCCACAATTTACACATTTAAATTCTCCGTCAGAGTTATGGTGCGTTGCCGATGGTTGCCGATTGTGTTTCAGTGTGGAACAATGTTGGTTCCACAAGTATTTAGTAGAGCATTTATAGTCACATTTTTTACAGTAAAATATTTTCGCATATTTTCGCATATTTTTTGTTGCTAAAATGTGCATATATAGGCAACGGAAAATATGTTTAGGTTTTTTATCAAAAAATACATTTGGTAACAAACTTAGAATTAAATATTTAGTGCTTACCAATTCCAGTGTTGTAAAACGTGCCGATTTTTTTCAACTTTTTTTAATGTATTTTCCGAAAATGGACATTTATAAATGTCCAATTTCGGAAAATACTTTTGAAAATAAAAAAAAAATCGGCACACATTACAAAATATATATATATATATATTAATTTATATATAATAGAAAATATATCTATGTATACATGGTTTCTGGTGACAATAGAACTAATTTATTTCATATTAGCATTCTATATAGGTGTAAATGATCTAGAAACATCGTATGGGATATTAATCGAATCAATAGACGAGTATTTTTTAAAAGGTAAAGAAATTGATATTTCCATTTATAAAAATGTGACATATCGTTTCAAAATTAGACCAGTTGTTTATGAAACATTTGTTGAAATAAATATAAATACTACTATTAATAGTATTGATGGCAAATGAACTAAATATGAATTTATTGATGAAATCATTAGAAAATGAAGACAATGATTGTTTAATGGATTTAGATACCAAAACTATACAAAAAATTAAAAACGATATGCTACAAAAATTAAGCTTACCAAAAGATAAATTAAAATCTATACATAAATCATTAAAACAATATAGGTTTATAGATGAAATTCCAGACATAAAATACGGCACTTATGTTAGGTGGATTAATTTGAATAACCCATACAATTTAAAATTAACAAATGGAGGATTAGTGTGTGATATTAAAATTTGTAATGACAATGTTATTATTGTTTGTAAGAATGGTTTCAATCGATTTTTTCAGTTAAAATTAAACGAATGTCTTGTATTTCAAAAAATAACAGACCAAGAAAAAGTTTTATTATCAGCGCTTGATTATTTAAATGGGTAAAATCATCTTTTTTTACGAGTTTTTGATTTTTTATATTTTGCTAAATTTTTACTGGTTCCTTTTTTTGGTACAAATTTAGCTTTACCTTTACAGCGAAACCCATAATTTATGATATTTTTATTTAACAGAACGGTCTTTCTGCACAACGCAATAGCATTTTGTTCATTTTTAACAAATGGGTCTACCTTTTTAATACATCTGCACAATTTATTAGCTAATATATTTTCCGCTCTTTCTTTAATTTGTCTCTTGTTCATATTTGACACGTCAATTTTATAAAAACTTATTATATCTAAATAATCTTTATGTGTTAGATTCATAACAACAATATATATATTGTTAGTTTATAATAATTAATAATATATATATTAAATATGTCTATTATTAATCCCAATAATATTGTTGTTTTTGATTTAGATGAAACATTGGGATACTTTTACCAATTAAGTATATTTTGGAATATGTTAAATGATTATTTTAAAACATATTTATCCGAAGAAGATTTTATTAAAGTATTAGAACTATATCCAGAATTTTTAAGACCAAATATAATAGATATTTTAAAATATGTAATTACGAAAAAAAAAAATAAAAAATGTAGTAAGATAATGATATACACTAATAATCAGGGAGAGAAAAAATGGACACAAATGATTTGCAATTTTTTTGATAAAAAATTAAAAACTAAGACTTTTGATCAAATTATTGCAGCATTTAAAATAAATGGCGAAAAGGTAGAATTGTGTAGATCTAGTCATGATAAAAGTGTTAGTGATTTAATTAAATGCACGAAAATACCAGAAAATACAAGAATATGTTTTTTAGATGACCAATTTCATTCATTAATGGAGCATGACAATGTATATTATATTAATCTCAAACCATATGAACATTCTATATCTTTCGAAGAAATGGCGTTAAGATATTACAATAAATTTAATAACAATTTTAATAAAATAGATAATGATGACTTTGTTGATTTTGCTGTTAAATATATGAAATCAAATTACAAATATAATTCAAAAAGCGATAATGAACAACAAATAGATAATATTATAAGTAAAAAAATATTAACACATCTAAAAGAATTTTTTAAGGATACATTACCAATAAAGAAAACAAAAAAACACAAGAATAAAAGCAAGAATAAAAACAAGAATAAAACAAAAAAAATTAAATAGAACTATATAAGTCGCCCATTAAATTGTATATTATTTCGGTTATTGTCGTTGTTAATAGTAGAAAAATACCTGCCGAAAAAGCCACTTTTCTGTCAAATTCAACATCTTTTTTTGTAATATTTCTTACATTTTTAAAGGGATTAAAACGAATAATTAAAAACAAACAAACGTAATATCTTAACATTTTTTGCAATAATAAAATATGTGTTGGAGCAAATGTTACTATTCCAGTAAGAGTTAATAAAAAAACAGAATATGATATTATACTTCCATATAAATAAAATTGTTGGTGTAATTTATAATCTTTAATTTTCATTTTATTATAATTAAAGATTTTATTTCATAATAATTTTCAGCTTATTATAATTTTTATTTCATAATATTATTAACAGTATCATAAATATCTAATGTACGTGCACTACAATCATCGGCGTCGACATAATTTGGCATCCAAAAATAAGGAATGCATCGCTCAGTTCCAAAGTAATGTTTATCATATATGGACCGATAGTAAATTTGTTCAGTTGAAGTAGGTATATTATGTTTGGAATTAGATGTAAATTTCATATTATTGTCTTTTAATTTATTTTGAATAATTTCAAACCATGAACCATTATCGCCTGATACGCCATCGCTGAAAGCTTCTTTGGTTCTCCACAATATATTGCTCGGTAATAACTCTGGATATACATATTCAACCGCAGTTCTCAGTAATTGTTTTTCGCATCTATTTTTATTTATGGAGGAAGTTAATGGATTTCGCATATTTATAGCTAATGATAAATAAAAATTAACAAAAGTCCTATCTAAAAACGGTGTTCTCGGTTCTAATCCATGACATGATATGCACCTATCTGACCGCAATACATCAAAAGTGTGAATATTTTCTAACAAACGGCGACATTCCTTATCAAATTCTAGCGAGCAGGGTGTTTGTAAAAAATATAAATATCCGCCTGTTAATTCGTCGCTTCCATCTCCGTTAAAAACAACTTTTACATCACTATGTTCAGATATATATTTTCCAACTAGATAGTTACCAACACTAGCACGAATAGTAGTTGTATCATAACTTTCAATTGTTTTGATTACTTCTGGGATAGAATTAAAAAATTCATCATCAGACATAATAATTTCAGTATGTGTTGTTGTCAAATATTCTGCAACTTCTTTAGCCTTTTTTAAATCTTCCGAACCTTTCATTCCAATACTATATGTTTTCAATTCACCCGTATAATGTTTTTTAACAAGAGCAGTAATCAAACTACTATCCAATCCTCCTGATAATAAACAAGCAATAGGTCTGTCAGTCGTCCCTATTACACGTTTCTTGACTGCGTTTTCAAGATGGAAAATTATTTTTGAATATGCATCTTCGATGTTGTTATCATAATTATAATTCAGTATACACGATGGAAAATTGGTAGAAATATATTTTTTATTTTGTATTTTATATTTCCATTCAGAATTAACTTTAAAACTCATAGTATATTCAGAATAACTACCTGGTTCAAATGGAATAATTTCAAACGATTTATATATATTATACACATTTGGTGTGGATTGAGTATTAAATAAACGACTTTTATTTGTATACATTAAAATTTGTTCATTACTGTATAAAAGTGGATGTAAAGCTTTTATTTCTGATGCAAATCCAATAATATTTTCAGTGGTGATATTTGAATTATTGAATATATTTTTATTTTCAACTTGTGTTTGTTGCTTTCTTATTGCGAATAATGGTCTAACACCAAAAGGATCGCGCGCAATATATATTTTAGAATTACACGATATATCACAATTATCATATAATATAAATGAAAATACACCATCTAATAAACGTAAAGTATGTTCAATACCATATAATTTGTATAAATGAATTATAATTTCACAATCTGAATCTGTTTTAGGAAGTATTTTATTTGTTTCATATAATTCCTTAAACAGAATTCTATAATTATATATTTCACCATTACATATGAGAGTAACACCGTCAATAGTAATGGGTTGATCAGATACATCATTTATTCCATTAATAGCAAGCCTTTTAAAACCCAAAACCAATTTTTCACTGTATGTGTTGAATTTAGAACTTTCTGGTCCTCTAGGATTTAATTCATGAAAAGCATTTTCCATTTTGCTATTATCAAATGTACTCTTATTATTCAATATGGCAAATATGCCGCACATGACATATTTATACATTTTGTTTTTATATTAATAATTAAATTCTATATATACTCTATATTATGTTTAACAAACACAAGTCATATATAACACAAATAGATAGAGTTCAAGATTTAAATAATAGACTATACCAAAGAAATATTCCATCGTCTAATTTGGCTCCTAATATTAATACCAGAGCTGTATCTACAAAATATTCATTAATGCCTATATTTGATATTCGCAAAGAAACAAATACTCCATTAAAAAAACACGAACCCTATGTTGTTGAAGAAACTTTTAATCCAGGTTCGTCAAGTGGTCCATATAATGGTTTTGCTTCTAACATTAATAATGAATCAAGATTACGCAATCAGTATTTTTCACTTCAAAATTGTGAGAGTTCGGTGTATGTTCCTTCTAGTAAGAGCGATTTATACGAAGTAACAGTTAGTGGACGGAAAGAATTACAGACACACAGCTATTTATTTTCAAATGATAATTTAGGAAATTTTAACCCTAATAGACACAATATTGGTGAAAACATATTTTATAATTTTACAAGACAACAAATGAAAGATGTTTAAATGAAAAATGTTTAAATAATTATATTTTTATAATACTAATTATTTA